AGTATGCATTACCCACCTTACGTTTCTTACCCTTACCGATATAGTAGGGTGTTCTATCCTCACGCAAATATGCGTAGGTGTAATATTCGTGCATGTGTCTTGGCGAGACTATTATTATTTAGATATTATATCATAAAGTGGGACTTACGTCAAGTAATCCGCCAAGACACTCTTGACTGCCCATATATTATCTACGCACTACGCTTTCGCACATTTCTCCTTTCTCAAATACTATATCAATTGCGCGTTGAAGTGCTCTTTCAGTAGAAACTCCGATGTTATTATAACAGGGAACACAGAGCATACCGCATGTCTTCGATTTACTGCCCACACGAATTACGCGGCCGACAGTCTGTAACATCTCTATCACGTCCATATTACGAAGGAAGATAACTCCTTCCAGTTCGCTGATAGAAATACCTTCTGAAAGTATGGACCTATGTAAAACAACAAACTTCTTATCTACATCTCTGCCCCAAGCATTCAAAGTTTCAAAGAACTCCTCACGCTTGACCTTCTTACCATCAACAACTGCACCGGTCTTACTGGTAATATAGAGGTAAGAATAACCACGTTCCTTGAGTTGTTCTGCAAAGTCTGTCATAAAGATATTTTGCAGTTGTCGTGTGGTCTTGACACAAACTAGAATCTTTTTGATGTCTAGTTCATCAATAGATGCAAGAACATTGTTGCTCTCAAGATAAGGTGTGAGTGACTTTTTGTCAACCTTATCCATCTCAATCACCTTGACTTTAGGTGGCAAGATGTAACCTCCATCAACCAGAGTTGGTGCAGACACACGTGCAATTACCTGACCATAAGTGTCAACATCATTCATTCCATGTTTTTTTGGTGTGACTGAAGTCTTACGGGTAGCAGTAAAGAAATAAGTGCGATCAGCCTTCTTACTGAAATACTCAGTGGGCCCAAAGAAGTTATTCTGACAGGAGTTATGTGCCTCATCAAAGTAAATGGTATCTACCGCAATACCAGACTCCTGAACACGGTGGAGAGAGTGATATGTGGTAAAGATAATAACATGTTCACGGACTGTTTGACACATATCAACAAACAGTTTGATATGTTCAGACTTGGTAGTGCTGAAGTGTTTTGTGTCACCAGAATGCACATGCAAAACATTAGCATTGGTGATGTGTTCCATATACTCACTGCACAATTGATTGGCCAGGAGTAATCTAGGAGCCACAACTACAATAGTGCGAGGAACATTTACCTCGAACCGTTTCATTGCATCAGTGATTGCAATCAGTGTCTTCCCGCCTCCTGTCGGGACCAGTATCTGGCCTTTGCTGTTGACATACATTGCATCACGGGCTTCGTTTTGATGTGGGCGAAGAGTGATCATAAAATTGTGGTGTTATACTATAGGGGTCAATTGGAGGTGAGTAACTTTAATCAAAGAAAGATTCAAGTCCTACAGGTTCACCGAACGAATAATCGTAGGTCAATGCATCGTGACAAACATAGTGTGGGTGAGTAACATCAACACCCATATTATTACACAGTTCTTTGTGGTTGTCTTCCATAAATTCTACACCATAAATCATATTATTGACAACGTGGTCAAGTGTATGATACTTGACCAATTCATCCCTTAGAGCCATAAGGAAATTACCACAACCAGCAGAGTTATCTAAGAACGTAGACGCAGGGTTCTGAAGGGTTTCTAGTGGTATCTCTGACACCATTTGTGCACATAGTTCTGGTGGTGTGAATACTTCACCAGTGGCATCAATCCTATCATCGGATCTTACAATAGTAGAGCCAACATTCTGATTGTGTGTGTTCTTAGTTGACATACTGCTCTTTTACAATACTACGTAGATTATCCCAGAAGACTACATTATTGTCAACACGTCTTGCCATCTCCTTGATACCGATACAATGAACATTTGCCATGGCATGTTTAGGATGAACACCCTTGCATGATGTGACAACAATGACATTCTTACCATTGTATTGTAGACCTTCATTCAGAACAGCATCAGCGGCAATGTTACTGATGTTGGACTCATTTGTCAGTTGAGAGTTAGGATCGACCTTAAACTTACACTGAATAACATTAGGTTTACCATCGATGGTTGATATACCTCGGCCATCAATTCCTCGGTCATCTTCAAAGTTTGGTTCATAATCTGCAGTATAAGTTAGTGTGTGGTCTCCATTAAAAAACTTGAAGAAGTATTCAACGAACCACTCAAATCCGTCACCCATGAATGACAACGGGTCATAAAGATCAGGGTCTTGTTGTTTACCTAGATCAACCAACTTCTTGGTAAATGATGACAGTTTGTTGTCAACGATTAGAGAGGGGAGACCCTCACAATCGTATCCGAATGTGTGTTGGAGTTTCATGTCAGATGAAAGATTTAGGAACAGAGTTGAAAGGTTTAGGACCAAATTGACGTTGACTGAATGTGATTGAATCAATAATTTCATTGTTTGAAAGGAACTTGATCAACTTATCTGCCTCTGTTTTATCACTCACTGGAATGAAAATTGAGTGTTGAGTGCAACCATATTCACCCTCATCAAAAATAGGATTGATGCTACCAGAATCACCAAAGATGACTTTAGAAACATCTTGGTATTCATGCTTCTTAGTTGTGAATCTCTTGGTGATACCTTTCTTGGTGAAGGTGTGAGTTAAAGGGTAAATTGCATCCTCTGGTTTGTTATCTTCAGTATATACATGTTTATGACGTGGATCATGAGAATATGTCCACATTGCAGATAGTTTCTCATCATCACTATTGAATGCTTCCATCCAAAAATCAATGTTTGAATTGGGAATGAAAGGAAAATCTTTCACATCATATTCACCCTTAACACCATCAGAAAATTCAATATAAGTCTTCTTATATGGTGCAACTTTCTGAATAGTATAAACATCAAATGGTGTGGATGCCTTGAATACTTTCTTACCCTTTTTTGAATCATTGATCTTCAAAGATACCAATTGATAATCCTTGTAGATGTAAGATAGTGCATCCTCTGGTTGACGCCACCTAGGAGGATTGATGAATGAAAGATAACCACCATCTTCCAACAAGTCAAGGGATTCTGCTACAATTTTGTCCCAGATTGTATTCCCTGATGATTTAGTTCCTGCCTGATAAGGGGGATTGCCAATAACAACAGTGAATTTCATAGGACACCTTGACACTTTGTTGAATGGAGGAATATAGTAATTTATATCAATCTTGTTACAAATACTTTTGATATTATCATAATACTTTTCTTGCATTTTTGTCAAGTTGACATTATGTCTCTCAACCAATGTAAGATTAGTGAAACCATGCTCCTGAAGTGTAAGACACAGTGTTAGAAATGTATCAAAAACTGCAATTGGTGCATCTTTGGCAACACCCAGATCAACCAATTGGTTGATCATCTTTTGAGCAGTTTCTTCACTGATAGGACGACGATCATCTGCTGGTTTGATGCCCTGAGAATAAAATTGCCTCAGTGCTTCACGTTTTTGAAAAAGAGTTGCCATAGGTTGAATGCTTATACTATAGGGGACATTTGGAGGTAACTAATAATATCACATGCATTTTGTCAGATGTTTCTTAACATGTGTGAAAGACTTGTACCTTTTGCTATTAGCAATGACACCATCTACAGTCCATGGTTTATCACTATTTGGTTTATACCAAACTGAAAGACGACGATTCTCATTGTTTTGAACAATAAAATAACCACACAATTCTTCTTCATCATAGGTATTACCAAATGCTGCAATCACATCAGGATCAGTAATAGGAGAGAGAAGAGATTTGAGTTGTTCTTCAGTTTGAAAGTTTTTAGGAGTGAGGTTGTAGTTCATGATGATTGAGTGGGTTACACTATAGGAGTCAATTGGAGGTGAGTAACAATAATCAAAACATATCTGCTGGTTCATTAACACTCAAGAGTTCTTGCAAAATGTTGTTGTGCTCAAACTTGATAGCATAATCTGCAATCTTACGATTGAGTTCATCAGTATCAAGATCCTCTACAATTTCTTCCTCTTTACCACGACCACTGACTTCAACAAATGTATCAGATACAGGGACACCTTGAGTATAAAGTTGATGACAGATCTTCTCAATCAATTGCATACTCTCAGCAGTATTTGACTCATGCTGAACAACAGTCACAATACCATACTTTTTGCCAGGTGCAGTACGAATTACCCTACCAATGGATTGTGTTGCAAAGATGGCAGATAGTGTGTTCCTGAGAAATACTACACCAGTGAATGCTTTGACATCAATACCTTCACCAAGCATTGCATAATGAAGAACAATTAGTTTCTCATCAGGATTTGCACCAAGTTCATTAAGTTGTTGAATAAATGCAGACTTATTAACTTTTCTAGTGCCATTCACATAACCCTGATTGATTGAGTCAATGGACAGAACTTTGTACCCCTTAGATGTTGCCCAGTCCTGTAGACCTGCTTTATACAAATCATTGATAGATTTGGTGCCTTGAGCACAAAACAAGATTTTATGGTTGGATTCACTATGATTCTCTTCATAGTGTTCAACAACCTCCTTGATTGTCTTCATGTTGACTGACACTTCATCCATAGTATCAGTGTCAGCATCACTCTTCAAGAGATGAATGAAGGGGTTAAGAATGACACCAGAATCAACCAGAGTCTTGAACTTGATGTTAGCAATAATCTCACCATATACATTTTTATTGTCCATTCCAGCACCATCAGCACTACCAGACTCAGTATATCTTGGAGTTGCAGTATAGAAATAGTTGCAATTTGCATGTGCAGAGAGATACTTTACAGCATTAAAGTGGTCTGATGTTGTTGCATTGTGTGCCTCGTCATAGTACACAGCAGAGACAGGAATCATAGAGGAAACAATACGTTCCAGACTGTCATAAGTTACAAACAACAGCAGAGGTTTCTGTGCTTTTTGTGCAATACGATAAGTATCACGAATCTCATCAACTACTGTGGTTGGAGATTTAGCAGGAGTCATTCGGAACCTAAGTGGTTCTCTCTTGCGTTGAAATATCTTACCCTCTGACGAGATCTGACGATACATAAAGTTTACATCAGGTAGATGCTTATCAAACTCACTAAACAGTTGTTGACATAAAAGAAGCTGAGGTGCAACAACAACTATCACTTCACCAGGTGTCAGAAACCTACGTGAATCGGTGATCATTGAGAGAGTTTTACCACCACCCGTAGGGCAAGAGATAATACCTCTGTTATACAACGTTAATGCTTCAAGAATTTGTTGCTGATGTGGGTAAAGGTTGATCATAAAATTGTGGTGTTATACTATAGGGGTCAATTGGAGGTGAGTAACTTTATTACCGTTGACGAACCGAGTTAATTACAACTCTCTCTGTTGGATACTGTGATTCTACAATATCCCGTATCAAAGATCTGTCCGCACTATCAGTTTGTATCTCAAAGTTATGCCTACGACCATTACGATCGGTCCATGCACCTTTTACATTAAATTGTGTCATAATAATCAGTTACCAAAACCATGGTTAAAGTTAGCATACGCAAACTCTGCACGTTTGACCAACTTCACTGAACCATAGGTATCAGAGTGAAATACATAACCTTCACCATCAGTTTCTTTGCCATTAGGAAGATATGACTTTGGTGCGTCATTGATAATCAAACTATCCATCAAATCATATTTGATATCTAACACCAACTGATACAGATTGGCAAGTTGTGGACAACCTAGAATGTCAGTCAGTGTGGCGTCATCTACAAATTGACCTGACTTGATGAGAGCATTGATACCCATCTTGGCTTGATATGCCTCTTTGTCAGTCAGAAATTTGATGTTGTCAGTGTTGATGTTTGGTGCATCATAACCACCGTAAATACGGTCAACAGCAGGTTGTACCCACTTGATTACATCACTATTCTCAAATGTTTCTGTGACTGGTTTACAAACTGCATTACACATAATATTATCTTGAGTCAGAAAGACTTGTGTATGTGGTGCAATCACTAGTCTCTGTTCAATAACCTCAGGAAATACATACGTGAGGGTATTTTGTGTCAGTGTGTCAGTGTGACCGAAACCAAGCCAATCACCCCAGTAAATGTTTTCTGTACGTGGAAGATACTTGAGACAATTAGAGAGAATATCTACAACTTCAATTTGATGACCAAAATGGGTCAGAATGTCTTCAGTAGTATAACATAGACGAATCTTTTTCTTATTGAATGCACTTTTTGTACACA